CCGCCGTCCGTGGGGGGCCTTCGGTAAAAGGTATGATTTGCCCGCGCCGGCGGCTCATAAGGAAAGGCATACCTTCGATTTCAATTTTTTCCCATTCACTCAGTAATTGATCGCCTTGCGTTACCAGATCGCGTAAACGGTCAGGATCATACTGTTCAGGAAATAACGCCGCCCACTCCGGGACATCTCGGACAATTTGCGCGCGCAAAGCCGGGTAATTTTCTGGCGTAGCCCCCGCCACTCTGTCGCGGTAAATTTGCGTATATTTAATCGTCCTGTCCAAGTCAGCTACTTGCGCTTGACGACGCTCGCGCTGCCCTGCTTGCAAGGCTTGGTATGTAGCCGCGCCTGTTGTGGGCGCCACTCCCAACAAGCGCCGCGCAGCGTCGGGGGCCGAAATATCAAAGTTTGGGTCGCTCATTAACTGCCGCAGCGCGTTGCGCTCTCGCTCCGCGCCCATCAACTGCTGTTCGCGCATCGCGTTTAGCGATTGCGCCTGCATCGCGTTGGACATCGCTACAAGGTTAGGCGCCTGAAAAGGCTGGATTTGCGGAAGCGGAGGGAAAGACCCGGACATGCGCTAACTCCTTACGCCTGGCGGTTATAGTACGCAGTTCTAGCTGCGTTAAGCTGGTTCATTCCGCCGAGATACTGCCCCTGCATGTACAGATTGGCCCCGGTGCTAAGGCCCTGGTTCAACGCGTTGGCCATGTTCATGTAGCCTGACGCAGTGGCTTGACCGCCAGCCATTGCAGAACCCGCCAAACCTTGCCCCGTCTGTCCTGCCGCATTGGATAGAAGATTAGCGCTGGACTGCCCGCCGCCCATAAGGCTTTGCAACGGGTTCAGTTGGTTTGCGCGGTTGGTCTGATAACGGTTGAAAGCGTTCAGATACTCCGCCGATGCGGTGTCCTGGCCAAACCGTGTGACGCCTTTCAGCGTGGCGCCCGACAACAGCCCGCCGCGCGCAGCAGCCGACCGTTCGATTGCCTTCATGCCCTCGCTCATGCGGAACCCATACCCGGGGTCGGCTTGGAAATCTTTCATACTGAAATCGCGGGCGTACTTACCAAATTCGCGAGACTTAGGATCAACTTCTAGGCCGGGCACATACTCTGCCCCTTTAGGCAGTTGCAGACCAAGCAGCGTCATAAGCCGGTTTTGCGCCGCCATACCACCTTGGCGAAACGGTTCTTGCAGGTCTTCTTGCCGGGCGTACGCTTCTTGTTGCAGCGCAGCCGCGTCGCGCGCGGCGCGCTTTTGCGCCCCTGCCGCTTTGTCGGATGCATACATGGTCGCGGCGGTTCCCGCCAGTGCGGCGCCGCCCAAAACTAACGCGGCGGTGGTTCCTATTGCCATGACGCGGCCCCTTTCGCAAACGTGCGCTCCAAAGGTGTATACCCGGCTCGCTCGTAAAACTTGCTGGTTTTTTCCACCCTATCGTCGTCCAGCGCAATCATAAAGATTGCGGCGGCGTTATTTTCTTTGGCCCACGCTTCCAGCGTCTTGTACATCGCCTGCCCGGCGCCGCTGCCCCGCGCGTCGGGGGTCAGCCACCACCACAACTCCTGCACAATAGTGTGCTGCGGGCCGAAATACAGAGGGTAATGCAGGCCGCCGCAAATGCCGACAATGACGCCGTTTTTGACCGCCATCCACATGCCGACGTTAGGGTTGTCCATGGCGCGAACCAAAAAATCCGCCACGTTGTCGGGCGTAATGTCCACCAGCTTGCTGATAGGGGCCGACTTGATAAACTCAACGGCCAGTTCGGTGTACCGGCCTAGGTCAGCGTATTCAGGGCGGCGGATGGTGATGGTCACTGCGTCACCTGGCGCCCGCTGGCGCGAATGTTGACCGCCGACGCGGTGCCGGCGATGGTGGAGATAAACCCGCCGGGCGCCAGCACCTGACCGACAACCTCGGGGAACGTGTAGGTCTCGCCAGCCTGCAACGTCTTGGTCTTGACGGTCAAGTTGTCGTTGCTGGCCGATCCGGCGGCCGTGATCAAATTGACGCTGATCGTTGCCGCGGCGGCGCTGTAATTGGTCGCGGTAAACTTGTCGATGATCGTCGTCACGCCGGTCGAGGTGTACTGCGTCGTCTGCGTAGCCTCGGCGGTCTTGGCCGGGATTAGGACGGTTACGGTAACGGCCATATCATACCCCTTGGTTCGATGGCACAGAGGCCAAGGATACAGTCACTATAGCAGACGGCGTAGCCGGGCGCACAGGACCGGTTTGGGCGCCGATGTACTGGATTGTGGTCGCCGAATTGGTGGTCGCCCACATCAGTTCAACATAGTCGTTTGGCGCCATTTCCACAAACAGATTTAGCGCCCCGATCAAGTGCCCGTCTACGCCGCCATGACGGTTGGGCACCGAAAACTGGCTGTTGCTGTCGGCCACGTTCGTGCCGTTCTTCCGCAGCCACACGTCCGTGTCGTGGATGCTGTTGTCGGTGTTGACGAATTGGATGCTGAACTGGACGTTGTAAGTGCCCGCCTCATGCACGACGATCTTAGACTTGCACGTCCCGGTAATGGTCGTGGACGCCACGGTCTGCGACGCGCTGACGACGTACGTTCCCGTGCTGCCGTCCGTGCCAGTGGTCTGCGACACGATGTAGGTGCCAGCCGTGACGCCCGTGCCGGTGATGACCATGCCGGGGTAGATAGGGCCGGCGCTGATTGCGGTCACGGTCATGGTGGTGCTGGCGGGGCCGATGGACGCAGTGAACGTCGCCGTGCGGTCCTGCAACTCGACGTTCCGCTCTATCTGGATCGTGTCGTAGACCAGCGGATACGCCGTCGTGGTGGAGCCGTCGGGCTGGTTTACGGTGCTGTAAAACGCCCCAAAAACAGGGTTGGGCGCCTGCGGCGTGAGTGGGGGCGCAAGAGAAAGTCCTTGCACTTGGTTCTGCAACACGGCAATCTGCGCCTCTTGCGCCGACCCGTCAGGCGCCGCCAAAGCGCCGGCAAGTTGCTGCGCGGCAAGCTGGTCGTCGGGGCTGTCAGGCGGCCCAAGTTGAACGTCTTGCAAAGAGGTTGAGTTGCCTTCCCCGCCGCCGGTCAGATTGAACAGGTTGAAGAAGAACCGATACCACTCCCGCGACAACAACCCGGTGCGCTCGTCGATGATCGGAACGCGCGGCGCCGGGATGTTGGTGATGTTTGGCGGGCTAGGCATTGGTGGGGCTGGCGCGCAGTTCGGCGCCCATAATGGCGATCTTCACCGGGTCGGTGCCCGACACCTCGTACACGCGATCACGGGTTTTAAGCGTCATACCCAGCCGACGCCAAAACGCGCGGTATCCGTAATTTCCTATTAAGCCGATGGAAGTCCAATGCTCGTTAGACCAAGTGTGGCCTCCGTCGTCTGACCACCGCAGCATGACTTGGGGGTTGTAGCCGGGTGCCGCCGGATAGCTGGTTGTGGTCAGATACATCGGCGGCACAAACGCAATAGGGTAGTTAGGCACGTCGGCTATGAACTCAAACCCGTCGCCAGCCTCGGTCGTTATCTCGTCCCCGTTTTCGGTGGCGATGTCGTTTTGCGTGTATTCCGCCAATAGAAGATCGCCGTTTTCCGCGGCCAAATCTTCCGCGTCATACGCCGGGTATTGCGCTAACCCCACACCTGTTTCGCAGTCCAGTTGCAAACTATGGTGCGTCGTGCGGAGCAGCGTGTTCTGCCCGGTCGGCAGCGCCCGCCAGGACCGCAACCACCGCTGTATAGCGCCGTTGTCGGCGTACACGTCAAGGTCAAAAGCGTAAATGTTGCCGTTCTCAAAATCGCCGACGACGATTTCGTTGTTGAACGCCATCTGGCAGTTGCTGCGATGGCGCGTGAACGCGCCGTTGGACCAGCCGGCGCGCTCGTGCCAGGCTTGCGTGGCGAGGTCGTAAACCCACGTCGTATTAGCCTGCGGGAAGATCAGCACATAGAACGAATGACCGTCTTGCTGGTAGGTGTAACCGATGGCGTCAGAAATATTGCCGTATTGCTGGATGTGCCATTCAACCGCATGGGTCGAAATGCGCTGCCCGATATAGCCGTTGGCCCGGTACACCATCCCGCGCCCGCGCGCGTCAGCGCCCAGCCAGAACACGGTGTTGTCCATTTTGGCGACCGAATAGGCCGCCGTGCAGCCGAGTTCGTTTGACGCGCCTTGGATGCGCTGAAGGGGGAAATCCGCGGTGCCGGCGTCGTACCAGACTTCGGTGGAGTTGGTGCCGAACAGCCAGATTTCGCGGTTGCTGACCACAAGCGACACAAGCCCGTCAGGCGAGCCTTCGGCGCTGGCGAAGTCCAGCGGGTCAACGGCGGAGCCGTCCAACAGGCTTGTCACCCACACCTTTTGGCTGTTGGGTTCGTTGAAGACAAAGTACCCGTCGATAAATCCGACCGTGACCGCGCCCGGAAAATCCGGGTCCGTGATCTGCGAAAAGGCGTTGGTGCTGGCGTTGTAAATGTAGCTTGGCCCGTTGGCAGCCACAAACAACTGGGTGCCGTTGTCCGACATGGACACCGGTCCCGCTCCGGCTATGGTGCCAAGCGCCGTCGCAGCCCACGCGGGCGTAATTTGGTAAAGGGTGTTGCCCGACACAACATAGCTAAACCCGCCAAACTGCCATAGCCCGCGGATAGACCCGGTGCCTATCGTGGCGAGACGGCGCAAGCCTGGCGCCCGTTGGAGAAACGCTGGCTCCTTGCCGCCTTCCGGTATCAATTCTGGAAAGAGGTTGACCATGCGGCTGTCCGCAGCGTTGACGCTGCGGGCCACATAAGTCGAACCAAGGATAGGCGTTTTCAT